AATTTTCAGATAATGATTTTATTATTGAAACTAATGAAATTAAGAGGCAAAAAATAAGTGTTGAATCAGTATCTGAAGGTTCTATAACTGGATTCGATATTATTAATTCTGGGGATAATTATAGAGTTGGAGATAGATTAATATTTGATAATACAAATACAAATGGTGGAGGTCTTAGTGCAGAAGTTTCTTCGATAAAAGGTAAAGAAATATCTAAAATAGAAACTACAATACAGTCTTTTGATGATTCTATTTTTGTTTGGGATAAAGATAAAATTAAAGTTTTTATTTTACCATTTCACAATTTATCAAGTCAAGATTATGTTACTGTCTCTGGATTCGGTACAGATTCTTTATCAAAATTAAATAAATCTTTTAAGATAACTGTTCCCCCTCAATTGAATTTGGGAATTACGACTCAAATTTTATCTGGTGCTGGAACAACTGAAATATATTTAAATAGTGTTCCCAATACAGTATCTGCCGGAAATACGATCGGAATAGGAACAGAAACTCTCGAAGTCTTAAATGTTTTTCCAAATAAAAATATTCTTAGGGTAAAAAGAGGTCTTCCAGGAACTTCTCATCCAGTTGGAACATCAGTCACTTTTAAAAATAACTCATTCACTATTGATGCAAAATTAGATTATTTTGAATCTAAAATTAATGAAAAGGTTTACTTCAATCCAAATGAATCTATTGGTGTTGGGACTATTTCTGGTATTGGTAGTGAAGTTTCCTTTAGTTTTGGAAATGAAACAATAAACAGAAGTATTCCAACACAAAGAATTTATATTGAAAATCATCCATTTACTACAAATCAGTTAATTAGTTTTAATTTGAATGGAAATAGCACTATTTCTATATCAACATCACCATCAGGATCTCCATTCAATCTTCCATCAACTCTATATGCTGTAAATAAGTCTCCAAATACTATAGGAATAAAAACATCACTTACTAGTGATGAAGTTTTCTTTAGAATAAATGGTGATGATGTTGATGATTATTATTTTGAAACAAATTATAAACAGAAATTTGGTGATGTTAAAAAAATAAAATCTTTAGTATCAATTTCAACCTCACACGAATTATCTGAAGGTGATAAAATTACTCTTAATGTAAAACCAAATCTTAATGTTGGCATTGGAACATCAAATAATATAAAATTAATTTATGATGAAATTTTCGGAAAATTATTAATAAATCCAATTAGGTATGAAAATATTTCATATTCACTGCAAAATATAGGATTTAGTAGTGTTTCTAATAATCAATCATTGTCAGAAGATATTCAGTATATTTTTGATAATTATAATTCTTTTGATATAGATGGAGATGGATTAATTACTGGAAATGAAGTTAATATGATTCAAAATATTATTGTCGGAAATCCTATAGATAATAGTTTGAGATTTTCTTATTCTGCATTAAGAATAACAGCATCGCAACTAAATTCATACTTATCTACATCTGGAACTTTAGATGCTACACAAAATGGATTTATAAGTAGCCTTGATGCTTCAAGATTAAGTTCATTTTTACTTAATTATATTGGAGAATTATTAGTCACTTTTAATAAACCTCACAATTTTAAAATTGGAGATAAAATTTTATTAAAATCTTATTGCACAATTTGCACTATTTCATATACGTCTTTTTATTATGTTTATGTTATTGATGAATATAATATTAAATTATGTGATACTTATAAAAATTGCATTCAAAATCCACCAGTTTTTTCAAGAGTACCTAGTGTTTATTTAAATTCCGAAATATATTCAGTAAATCCACAAATTAAATCTGTTAAAAATAACAATCTTACATTTGATCTCTCAGATTCTTCATTATCTGGATATGAATTTAAAATTTATTATGATCAAGATTTCAATAATGAATTTGTATCTACTGGATCTACAAGTAATTTTAATCTAATAGGAATTGGTACTGTAGGAGTATCAACCAATGCATCACTAACATTAAATTATTCTCAAGAAATTCCTGATAAATTATATTATTCACTAGAAAAATCTGGGTATATAAGTACTTCAGATAGTAGTATAAAAAATTATTCTGAAATTATTTTTGTAGATAGTATCTATAACACTACATACTCAATTTCTGGAGTGGGAACAACTACATTTGAAGTAAATTTAACAAAAGATCCTGAAAAATTATCATACACAAAATTTGAATGTGATACTTTAGAGTATACTACAACATCAACTTCGGCAAAAGGTCCTGCCAATAAAATTAAGATAATTTCTGGGGGAAATGAATATAAAAAATTGCCGATTCTTGCCGGATCCAATTCAAACGAGGGTGAAAATTTATATGTTATTCCAAAATCAAAAAATATCGGCAATATAAAGGAAGTTAGGGTAATAAATCAAGGATTTGAGTATTCTTCGGATAAAACTTTACAACCACAAGCATTTATATCCCCAAGTATAGTATTGAAAGATTTTAATACTATTGGAATTGTTACTGTAACAAATGGAGGTAGAAATTTTGTTTCTGCTCCACAAATTGTAGTTGTCAATAAAGATACTAGAAAAGTTGTAGATAGTGGAATTTTAAGGCCCATTTTAACTGGAAATTCTATCTCAAATGTAAGTATAGAAGTCTCACCTAAAGGAGTTTCTGATGAATCTGCAGAATTATTTACTATTAATAATACAAATGGGATAAGCATTAAAAAAGTAAACTCATCTTCTACGGGAATATTTACTTGTATTCTTACAACTCCATCTGCAGGATTTTCAATTGATCCATTTTCTGTTGGTGATGAGGTTTTCATTGAAGGTATACAAAAATATAGTGAAGTAGGTGATGGATTTAATTCTAGTGATTATGGATATAAATTTTTCTTAGTTACAAAATACGAAAATAAATTTACTCCAGGTCTTTTAGATGATCAAATTACTATTAGTATTTCTGGTCTTGGTACAAATACTGGAATTGCTAAAACTATTCAGGATTCTTCAGGGACAATAATTAGTAAATATGACTATCCAACTTTTGACATTTCTATAAATCCATCTTACTTTGAATTTGGTGAAAAAATAATTTCAAATAATATTGAAAGAGATTTAGAAATTGTTGATTATGATATTGTAACTTCTCCAAAATTATTTGGTTCTTATGAATTATCTAAAGGTGAAATAATTACTGGGAAATCTTCTGAAAATGTGGCAACAGTTGATGAAATTGTCAATTATTCGGGAAGATTTATTGTAGATTTTTCATCAAGAAAATCTGAAGGGTGGGATAGTGAAACTGGAAAATTAAATGAGGATTATCAGGTTCTCCCCGACAATAATTACTATCAAAATCTTTCATATTCAATAAGAAGTTCTCAGCAATGGAACAATATAAGAACTCCAGTAAATAGTTTAGTTCATACATCAGGACTAAAGAATTTTTCAGATACTCAAATTATTTCAGATAGTGATGATAGAATAGGAATAAGATCAACATCAGATGAAACAACAATTATTGAAGATATTATTGATGAAAAAAGAGTTGATACGATTTATAATTTTGATTTTGTTAAAGATATTGATGTTGTTGGAAATATTTCCAGATTTTTAAAGTTAAAATCTAAAAAACTTACAAATTACAATGAAGTTGGAACAAATATTGTTTTAAGAATAGATGATATAAGTAATCAATTTTCCAGTTTTGAGGCAGATCCAAAACAGTATTTGGAAATAGTTGAATTGGATAGTGAACAATCATATGTAAACTATTTGTTTAAAGTTAAAGATATTGATAATACTGAGATTCAACTAACAAATTTGGTAGTGATAAATGATGATGTTAATAACAATTCTTTCATCATGGAAAAAGGATCTTTAGTTAATGTTGGAAGTGGATTAACTCATAAAATTGATGAAGAATATGGTAGTTTCTCTATTGAAGGTAATGAGTTGGGGATAAATTATTTAAGATTTACCCCAAAAGATCCATTTAATACTGAATATGATTTAAAGTATATTGAGAAAAAATTCACCCCTGGAATTGGTGCGGGTACTAGATCTATTGGTTTAATTGATATTGGTACTTATATTGAAGAAGTTATTACTGGAGGAACAACTTCTTTAGTTGGATTTTCTACTGAAAATGTAACTTCAATGTTTGTTAGTGGTCAAATAATACAAGAAACAACAAACAAAATGAATTTTGTTGAGATGTATATAACTCATAATGGTGAAAATACAAATATTGCAGAATATTATTTTGATACTAATGATTTCGATAGATCAACGGAAAATGTTGGTATATTTACTGCGTCAATTGATGCTGGATTATTTACTCTTAAATATATTAACAATACCTTATTAGATACTACTGTTAAAACTAGAGTAGTTGGATTTGGAACAACGTCTGTCGGTATTGGAACTTATAGATTTAGATTAAGTGGACAACCAGAGGGGAATGAAAGAAGTGCAATTTATCAATCTACAATTTCAAGCACTACTGCAGGATTATCCACATCCATAATTACATTAAATAAAAACATTTTTGATTCTATTAATTCTTTGATTGAGGTAAGTATTGGATCAACAAAATCTATTCATCAGGTTATGTTAGTTCAAGATACTAATAATGTATATACTCAGCAAGCATCTTTTCTTTCAATTGGAAGTACATTAGGAATAGGAACTTTTGGTGGGGAATATACTGGATCTGATAGTTTTAATTTAAAATTTTATCCAGATTCCAACTTTACTGGAGATATAAGTATAGTTTCTTTAAGTGAATGTTTATATACTGATGTTGATATAATCAATCAATATCCATATTTAGTAATAGGAGCATCACAGGAATCTGTAAAGGCAGATCAATACTTTGCTATAAATGGTGATAGAATCAATAAAGAAAATTTTGTACTTAGAAATAATGGAATTCCAATTTTTGCTAAAACTTTTGATCCTTCAAATTCTAATACACTAAATTCATCTACTGGAATTTTTTCAATTGAAAATCATTTTTTCAGTGAAAATGAAGAATTAATTTATACGCCAAAATCAACTTTTGTTGGAGTTGGTTCTACTCCAATGGTTTATAAAAATGGATCTATAACTGATATTTTACCATCATCAGTATTTGTAGTTAATAAAACTGACGATACTTTCCAAATATCGACAACTAGATCTGGAACTGCTGTTACTTTTACTTCAGTTGGTAGTGGTAATGCACATCAATTTGAAATGTATAAGAAAAATGAAAAATCATTAATTACTGTAGACAATATAGTACAATATCCTTTAATTTTTACAAAAATACAAACTTCTTTATTTGGAAATGGTGGTGGCATATCAACAGATTCTACAATATTTTCATTAAGTGGAATTTCTACACTAAATCCAAGTGATATTTTAAAAATTAATGATGAATATGTTGGAGTTATAAATGTTGGATTTGGTACAACTAATATTGGACCAATAACTAATATTGGAATTGAAAAGTTAGTAGAAGTTGAAAGGGGATTTGTTGGATCTTCGGCAACTTCACATAGTGATGGACAGTCCATTCAAGTTTATAAAGGATCTTATAATATTGTTGGTGATGAAATTTATTTCACAACCCCACCAAGAGGAAATTCTTCAATTACTAGAACTGAAAACAACCTAGTATTTGAAACTTCAGATTTTACCGGAAGAGTATTTTTAAGAAAAAATTATGATACAAATCAAATATTTGATGATATTTCAAATGAATTTACTGGAATTGGTAGAACATTTACTTTAACGGTTGGTGGTGCAAATACAACTGGAATAGGAACAACTGGTGGAAATGGTATTGTATTCATTAATGGAATATTTCAAACTCCCACTACAGTTAATAATCCAAATAATAATTTTAGTATAACTGAAGACACTGTTTCTGGAATATCTAGCATATCTTTTAGTGGAATTAGATCTGATATTGGTGATCCAAATAGCATTTTTGTAGTTGATAATGATATAAACCAAAATCAACTTCCTAGAGGTGGAATTATAGTCTCCTTAGGATCTAGTGGTGGTCTTGGATATGCACCTCTTGCTGGTGCAGCAGTTACTGCCGTAATTGGTGCTGGGGGTTCTATTGCGGGAATAACGACAGGAATTGTAGGTGGAACTTTTGGATCTGGTTATAATGGATCAGTATCTATAGGCGTAAGTGTTTATGAAAGTGGACATTCAGGAACTTCTGCTTCTATTGGAGCAACAGTTGGTGTTGGGGGAACACTTATTTTTACCATCAATGATGGTGGTACTGGATATACAAATCCAGAAATATTTGTTTCAGAACCAACTTACGAAAACTTAGAAGTTATTGGAGTTTCTAGAATTGGAGTTGGGGCAACAACTGAAACTGGAGTTGGATTACTATTAAATGTTGAAGTTGGGGCAAGTTCAACTACAGGTATAGGTTCTACTTATTTTGAAGTTTCTAATTTTTCAATTAGTAGAAATGGATATTCTTTTAGAAAAGGTGATATTTTTAAACCTGTTGGGTTAGTGACAGACTCTAGATTAGCATCTCCATTATCAGAATTTTATTTAACCGTTATAGATACCTTCAGCGATAATTTTGGATCCTGGCAATTTGGAGAATTGGATTTTATTGATTCTCTAAAAAATTATCAAGATGGAGTGCGAGTAAGATTTCCACTTTTATATAATGGCGATTTATTAAGCTTTGAGAAAAAAGATGATGATTCGGATATTGATCTTTCAACTTTACTTTTGGTTATTATAAATGGAGTAATTCAAGATCCAGGAGTTGCTTATAATTTTGATGGTGGAACATCGTTTTCATTTACAACTCCACCAAAACCAGAGGATAATATTTCAGTGTTCTTCTATAGAGGAACTAGAGGTGAAGATGACAATTTAATTACTAATATTTTACCCACCTTAGAAAAAGGTGATACAGTCCAAGTATTTAAAAATGATTTAATTCCCGAATCTATTACTCAAGAAAAAAGAATAATATTCGATTTATCGGAATCTGATAAATTTGAAACTAATTCATATTCAGATCAAGGTATTGATATAATTAATGATAAACCAATGTCTTGGACAAAACAAAAAACTGATAGAGTTATAAATGGTGAATTTGTTTATAAGACTAGAGAGTCTTCTTTATCTCAAATCTATCCAGTAGCGAAAATAATAGGAGATGTATCATCTTCAGATTCTCAAATTTTTGTCGATGATCCAGATCTTTTCACATACAATCTTTCAGCACCGTATCAATTTGGATCATTATTGGTGGATGCAAAAGAAATTTATTCTGGGATAATAACTGCCACAATTGGTGTTGGCGGAACTGTTTCTTCTATTAGTATATTAGACGGTGGATCTGGATATACTGGATCTACTGTAGATATTAATTTTATTGCACCACCTACTATTGGAGTTGGTATTGGTACAACTGCATCAGCTACAGTTACTGTCAGTTCTGCTGGATCTTTAACTTCACCAATATCCATAACTAATCCTGGATATGGATATACAATCAATCCAAAATCTATAATACCATCTCCAAATGTTAACTATGAACTTATCCCCAAAATACAAAATGTAAAAGGATTTTCCGGAATTATTACCAGTATTGAAACTACAACTAATGGTGGACAATTAGCTCTTAAATTTATATTGAAAAGAGATACTACATTCGGAAATGATTTACAAGTTGGATATCCGATTATAATAAAAAATACTCAAACTGGAAGTGGTGTTATTTCTGTTGATAGTGGAGATTCTGCTGTTGTTGGTATTGGCACAACATTTTTGGATAATATTTATTATGTCCATCAGTTATCTACTAATGGAGTAAATGGTATTGTAACCTGCAATATTGATTCTGGAACTTCAACTGGAGGAATAACAACTAATGGTGATTATGTGGGAGAATTTTCTTGGGGATTATTTAGTATCATTACAAGATCTTCCTCCCCAATTTCTATTGGAGTAACCGGAAAAACTGTTAATGTTGGATTAACAACATTCCCATCAATTCAAAGAAGGGGTGAAGGTCTTAGGCAAAATGGATCCCTTGCAGATCAATTAGACTAATGCTTCAAGTATAAATATCTAAAAACTATTTAATATGTCTGCAATAGTAACAGATCAATTTAGAATTGCTAATGCCAATAATTTTGTAGATTCTGTATTAGACAGTAATAATTCTTATTATGTATTTTTGGGATTATCTAACCCAGGATCAACTGGAGATCCAATTGGATTTGGAAGAACAACTACTTGGGATGCATCGCCATCATCGCCACCAAGTCCAATTGACAATTTTCAGTATCTTTCTCATTATAGAAACACGGCACTATTTGGAAAAAAAATCACTAGTGCAAATGTAAGAAGAGTAATTAGAAAAGTTACTTGGACTTCTAATACTAGATATGATATGTATAGGCATGACTATAGTATAGATAATTTAACTCCAAATGCTCAAACAACGAGATTGTATGACTGCAATTATTACGTAATTAATAGTGATTTTAGAGTTTACATTTGTTTATATAATGGTTCTTCTGGGTCAAATGTTCTTGGCAACACTTCTAAGGATGAGCCAACTTTTACAGATTTAGAACCATCTGCTGCCGGAACTAGTGGTGATGGATATATATGGAAATATCTTTTCACAGTTTCGCCTAGTGATATTATTAAATTTGATTCTACTGAATATATTGTCCTACCAAATAATTGGCAAACATCTACAGATTTTCAAATACAAAGTGTAAGAGAGTCTGGAGACTCAACAATTAATAATAACCAAATAAAAACAGTTTATATTGATAATGGTGGAAGTGGATATACTTCTAAAACATATGATATTATTGGGGATGGATCTGGCGGAAAAGTATCAGTTACATGTAATGCATCTGGGACCATAATTGAAACAAAAGTGGTATCTGGAGGAACTGGTTATACTTATGGGATAGTTGATTTAGAAAGTTCTGGAACAGTTTCAGATCCAGCAAAATTAATTCCAATTATACCACCATCTAGAGGGCATGGATATAACATTTATGAGGAATTAGGTTCTGATAAGGTTTTAATTTACGCTAGATTTGACGATTCAACTAAAGATTTTCCAGTAGATACAAAATTTGCTCAGGTTGGAATTATAAAAAATCCTCAAAAATATAATTCAACTCAAATTTATACTAACAACGTATATTCTTCTTTGGGTGCAATAAAATTATCTACAACGACTAGTACCCCGGTTGTTGGAACTGCTATAACCCAATCTGTTACTAATGGTACCGCAAGAGGATACATAGCATCTTTTGATAGTGAAACTAATGTTTTAAAGTATTATCAAGATAGATCTCTTTATTTTGCAAATAATTATGATCAAACTGATAGAAATGATGTTTCAACTAAAGGTAAAGTTTTAAGTTTTGAATCTAGTGCAGAAACTATTATTCCAATTGGCGGATCAATAGATACAAATTTTAGTGGAATAAGTACATCGATAGGATCTAAGCAAGTAAGTTTGGGAGTTACTTTTTCAAGTGGTCTTGCAAATCCTGAGATAAATAAAAATACTGGAGACATAATTTATATTGATAATAGATCTTTAGTTGAAAGAGACTCTAGGCAAAAAGAAGACGTTAAAATCATTCTGGAATTCTAAAAAAAATGTCCGAAAAAACAAATTTAAATGTTAATCCATATTATGACGACTTTGATCGTGAAAAAAATTTTTATAAAGTTTTATTTAAGCCGGGATTCCCAGTTCAGTCTAGAGAATTAACAACATTACAATCAATATTTCAAAATCAAATTGAGGATTTTGGAAGTCATATTTTTAAAGAAGGATCTGTAGTTATTCCTGGAAATATATCTTATGATGGACAATTTTATGCAGTTAAAGTAAATTCTTCTCAATTTGGAATTGATTTATCAGTTTATATTAATAATTTTGTCGGTAAAGTTATCACTGGGCAAGAATCGGGAAGCACAGCAAAAATTCAAAAAATAATTCTTCCCGATGAAAGTGATGAAGTAGAATATATTACCTTATATGTAAAATACTTAGAATCTGATGATAACTTTGAATTTACGCAATTTCAAGACGGAGAATCTTTCTTTGCAAATGAAAATGTTGTATATGGAAATACCACTATAACTTCAGGAACTTTATTTGCAACTGCAATTCCATCTAATGCAACATCAATAGGATCAGCAGTTTTTATTGGAGACGGAGTTTATTTCATTAGGGGGTATTTTGTAAATGTCTCCAGTCAAGATTTAATTTTAGATTATTATACAAATGAACCATCTTATCGTGTAGGATTAAAAATTGAAGAAACTTTAGTTAATGCTAAAGAAGACGAATCTTTATACGATAATGCAAAGGGATTTACAAATTATGCATCTCCCGGTGCGGATAGATTAAAAATAAATTTATTTTTAACTAAGAAATCATTAGATGATACTAATGATACTGATTTTGTTGAATTGCTTAAATTAAAAGATGGCAAAATAAAAAAAATTACCACCAAAACTGAATACAATAAAATCAGAGATTATCTTGCAGAGAGAACATTTGATGAATCTGGAGACTATATTGTAAATCAATTTGATATTCAAATTAAAAATTCCTTGAATAATAGACTGGGCAATGATGGAGCATTCTTTTCTACAGAACTTACTGAAGAAAAAAATGTTCCATCAGATGATCTATGTTGTTTAAAAATTTCTCCAGGAAAAGCATATGTTAGGGGGTATGATATTGAAAAAAATTCCACGGAAATAATAGATGTAGAAAAACCTAGAGATACTGAGGAGATATCTAATGTCAATGTTCCATTCGAAATGGGAAATATTTTAAAGGTTAATAATGTAACTGGAATACCAAAAATTAGAGAAACGATTGAATTATATTCTCAATTTGGTGCATTAGGAACGCAAATAGGTGAAGCAAGAGTATACTCATTTAATTTAACTGATGCAGCGTATATAAACGAATCAAGCAGTTGGGATTTAAGATTATATGATATTCAAACTTACACCAGATTAACTTTAAACCAATCAGTTAATTCTAGTGAAATTAAAGAATCTTTTTTCATAAAAGGAAAAAGTTCTGGTGCTAGTGGATTTGCAACAGCAGATGGATCATCAGATGTAATTTTCATTAGGCAAACTTCAGGAACTTTTTTTAAGGGTGAAGGAATATTGGTAAATGGAATTGATTTTCCTAGAAGTATTAAAGAAATAAAGACGTACAATACTCAAAATATTAAATCAGTAAAACAAAATTCACCTTTCACATATAACGATTTTATAGCAAATTCAATTTTAGAAAAATTTAATTTTCCTGGAGGAATATCTCAAATATCAATAACTGGAGAAAGCGGTGGAATCTCTACAGTTACTTCCACTGGTAGACAATTTACTGGAATAAGAACTGATACTATCATACGATATCAAAGAGTTGGATTTTTAACAGAAACTTATAATAGAGTATCTTCTATATCTCAAGATTTACTTTCATTTGAAGTTAGTGGAATATCTAGTGTTACTGGAGTATTTGATGGTTCTTTACCGAATTCCAATATTCAAGTGAATGGATTTCTTGGAGCCCCTATTGTTAGGGGATCTGGAACTTTATATTCACTATTACCAGAATCAAATACATCTTCTATAGATTTATCTTCTTCTAATCTTTATATTATTGATCAAATAACTGGCAAAAATGTAGATGGAAATAATCAAATTATATTGAATACTTCCGATATTTCCGGAATAACTAGTTTAACTTGGGCAACTTTTGATCAGGAAAGATATGGAATAGGATATAGTGGTGGAAGTATTGGAACTATAACTTCAGATTCTTTTGAATTATCTGGAAATGTAATAACAATAAAAGGATTAAACAATTCATTATCTAATAATGATACTGTTGTTAATGTAACTGCGATTAAAAATGGAATACAAAGTAAAATTAAAAACTACAGTAGAAGTAAAATTTTAAATATATCCAGATCTAAACTAAAAGAATCTGGATCAAATGAAAATACTTCTAAAAATGATGGATTATCCTTTAATCAATATTATGGATTGAGAGTTCAAGATGAAGAAATTTCTTTAAATTATCCAGATGTTGTAAAAGTTCTTTCAATATATGAGTCTTTAAATGAATTAAATCCAACTCTAGATCAAATAGAATTTACTTCTACTGCAAATGTAAGTTCAAATGCTATAATTGGTGAAAATATAATTGGAAATAGTAGTGGTGCAGTTGCAAGAGTAGTTACAAATACAACAACAACACCATCATCAGCGACTAACAATTTGGGAGTGGTATATTTAAATGAAAATAGATTTTCTGTAGGAGAAACTGTATTATTTGAAGAATCTAATATATCAACCGTAATTGAATCCATTACTAATGGATCATATCGTGATATAACAACATCATTTAAACTTAATAGAGGTCAAAAAAATCAATATTATGACTATTCTAGAATTGTAAGAAATAAAAATAATCAAGAACCATCAAGAAGATTATTAATTGTTTTTGATCATTATACAGTTCCTTCAAATGATACTGGTGATGTATTTACTATTGATAGTTATGATGAAGAAAGATTTTCTACAGATATTCCAAATATTGATGGCAAATTTAGATCTTCCGATACTCTCGATTTTAGGCCAAGAGTATCATTTTTCAATCCTTCCGCAACTACAGATAGATCTCCTTTTGATTTCAATTCTAGAACTTCCACATTTAATAATGTCCCATCAAGAATTTTGGCACCAGGTGAGGGTTCTGTTATTTCACAGAGTTTTTATCTTCCTAGGATTGATAAAATATATTTAGATAGTTTTGGAAATTTTGTTGTAGATAAAGGAGTTTCCTCTAAAAATCCAAAACCACCTGTAAAAAATAGTGAACTTTTAGAATTGGGCACTTTAAATTTGCCAGCATATCTTTATCGACCAGAAGATGCAAGAATAGTATTAACTGACAATAGAAGATATACTATGAGAGATATTGGATTTATTGAAGATAGAGTTGAAACTTTGGAAGAATTAACTAGTCTTTCTATTTTAGAATTAGGTACTCAAACATTACAAATTAGAGATTCTGAAGGAAATGATAGATTTAAGAGTGGATTTTTTGTAGATGATTTTATTAATTCATCTAGAGTTAATGAATTTTTATCTTCAGCGGTTGTTGATACTGATTCTAGAAATTTAATTTCAGATATTTCCAGAAATTCTTTGGAATCTCTCATTGCTACTAAAGAAAACTTAACACCAGAAAATTTAGATTTAACGGAAAATTTACCCCTCCTAGATTCTTCAATTCAAAAAACGGGAAGAGCATTAACTCTTGCTTATGATGAAATTGATTGGTTAGAACAACCATTCGCCACAAAAGTGGAAAATGTAAATCCATTTAATGTTATCGTATATACTGGATCAATTCAACTTCAACCAGAAGTTGATAGTTGGACTAGAACTATTCAATTGGCAGATAGAAATGTTAATAGAGGAATAACAAGAAGAAATACAGTTAATCTTGTTAATAATTTAAGACAATCTTTAGATATTAATTTAAATTCAACTGAAACGATTAGGGAAGCTCCAAACAGAAATATTTCAGCAGGTACTCTCTCAAATATTGGAAGTTTTTCAGCTTCTTCAAGAAGTACCTCTTTTGCAACAAGTACGGCAAGTGGATCTTTTGATACTGTAGATACAACAATTAGAAATAAAGTTGTTGGAAGACCAGATGAAATTTTTATGAGGTCTAGAAATACTGAGTTTAGGGTTTCTAATTTAAAATCAAACACAAGATTTTATCAATTTTTAGATGGAAACAGTAATGTTGATGTTGTTCCAAAATTGATTGAAATTTCTAATAGCAGAAATCTTCAAAATTATGGATCTTCGGGATCTTTTAGAATTGGTGAAACTGTTGTCGGCAGTATTAATGGAGTTGAAAGAATAAGATTTAGGGTTTGTAGACTAGATCATAAATCTGGACCTTTTGCAAATCCAACATCAATATACAATCAAAATCCATACATTAAAACTGAAACAATAGGAAAATCTTATAGTTCTTCATCAAAAGTTTTAAATGTTGATACTTCCGCACTATCTGAAGCAGCTCAAGGGTTATATTCTGGATATGTTCAAACTGGAATGCAATTAGTTGGACAAACAAGTGGGGCAATTGCGTATGTTAAAGATGTTAGATTAATATCTGATAATTATGGAGATTTAATTGGAACATTTTTCTTAAGAGATCCTAACACTATTCCCCCACCGACAACTAGAATTACTACAGGAACTAAAACTTATAAAATTACATCTAGTTCTACAAATGATTCCGGATTACCTGGAAGTAATTCAATATCTTTTGCTGAAACTAATTATACTGCAAATGCAACTCTTCTCCAATTTCAAGCAACTGTAACTACAGAAACAACAAGAACTACTATCAACAACACAGTTAATTTGAGAACGGATGTGAATGCATCTGTTAATAGAAGAGTTAATGTTGAGTATACTGATCCACTTGCCCAAACATTCACAGTTGGTGGAAATATACAGGTTAAATCCGATATAGACACAGATGATGATGTAAATGGAGTTTTCTTAACCTCTGTAGACTTATTTTTTGCATCTATTGATAGTGGAAATGCTGAGGTTAGAGTGGAAGTTAGGACAACCCAACTTGGAACTCCAACTTTAGAAGTTATTGGAAAACCAGTTATCTTAAGACCAAGAACTGTTGATGATAATGGTAATGAAGTTATTAATATTCAAACATCTTCTACTGGAGAAATTCCAACAAATGTAAAATTCCCAGAACCTATTTTCCTATCTCCAGGAAGAGAATATGCTATCGTAGTAATTTCAGATAAGAGTGATGAATATGAACTGTGGACATCCGTAATGGGAGAGAAAACAGTAAATACTCAAGAACTTCCCGATGTTGATTCAGTTAGGTATACTAAACAGTTCGCATTAGGAACCTTATTTAAATCTCAAAATGGATCAATATGGACAAAGAATCAATATCAAGATTTGAAATTCAAACTTTATAAGGCACAGTTTAATCAAACAACTGGAACCGCATATTTTTATAATCCACCACTAGATGAAAGTAATGGATATGTACCGACTTTAATCAATAATCCAATTACCATTATTCCAAAAACTGGAAAACTTGGAATTGATACAGTAACAGATTCCAATATTATTGGAATATTAACTACAGGCAGAAAGCTTGCCGGATCAAATGGAAATGGAGGTTCCGCAATAATTATTGGACAGGGAAGTTCTGTTAGTAATGCAACAACATTGACAGTTGCCGGAGAAAATTATCCACCAAGTGTCACAGAAACAGTTGAAACTTTTAATATTATTGGGCAGGGTTCTGGTCTAAAATTAAATATTACAACAAATAGCAATGGTGTTATTACTGGAGTAGCACATTCTGCAGTTGCTCCAGATCATGGGAATGGGTATCAGGTAGGAGATGTTGTTGGAATTGTAACCTCATCAACATCTACAGAAACTGGTAGAGATGCCAGAATTACAATAAATTCTATTTCAGGATTAGATACTTTATACCTAACCAATGTTCAAGGTCAATTTGGAGTTGTATCATCAGGGAAAGAATTTGCGGTTGGGTCTGCAGTTAGTTACTATAATAATAGTGGCACAATTGTTTCAATGTCCTCTACAACTATAATTAGTTCTACTGGTGATGGTGGAATTAATTCTGGAAATCATATTAGGGTCGATCATTTCAATCATGGAATGTATTCTTCTACTAACAAAGTTACATTAAATGGCATTGAATCTAGTATTCCATCAACAACAATAAGTGCAGAACTAACTGCTTCAGAAACTAGTACTATAAGTATAGAAGACACTTCAAATTTCTTAACTTTTGAGGGGCAGTTAGTTTCTGGGTCTTATCCGGGATACATTAAAATTGGCAATGAGATTATAAAATATAGTTCTATTGGAAATGGAACACTTTCTATAGCATCAAATGGAAGAGGTGTTGATAATACAATATCAGTTAATCATAATGTAGGTGCTTTGGTTCAAAAATATGAAATTGGTGGAGTATCTTTACGAAGAATAAACGGAATAACCACATCCATTGTTGAACCAATTGATATGGATAGTTATTATATAAAGTTTAACCGAGGAAGTGTATACGGAAATGATAGAAGTGGAGATGCTACAACTGCAGGTTCATCTCAACTTTCATTCAATGATTTTAGATTGCTTGGTGGAAACAATGTAAGATTTTCCCAAAATATATTATATAATGCTGTTATTCCAACATATGATATTTTAACTCCAGGATCATTGACATCTGTTAATGCAACTATTAGAACAGTTTCTGGAACTAGTGTTGGTGGAAATGAAAATTCATTTAATGATCTTGGTTACGAATCAGTTCAATTAAATACTTTAAATACATTTAATTCAGTAAGATTAGTTTGTTCTGAAGAGAATCAAAATGAATATCTAACAAACCTCCCAAGAAAAAAATCAATTACTACAGCAATTACTTTTAACACTAATGATTCAAATCTATCTCCAATATTAAATTTAGATACCGCTTTTAGTGAGTTTTATATTAATAGATTGAATGATCCAATTGAAAATTATTCTTCGGATAATAGGGTTAATTCGGTATTAGATGATCCACATTCTTCAGTTTACTATTCAAATTTAGTAACTTTACAGAATCCAGCATCATCCTTGAAAGTAATTTTAACTGCTGAAAGACCACCATCTACCGATTTTAGAGTTCTTTATAATTTAGTGAAGGCAGATTCTAGTGAAATTAATCAATCATTTGAACTATTTCCAGGATATGATAATTTGAATGAAACTACAGATGGATTTATCATAGTAGATCCATCTAAAAATAGTGGACTTCCGGACAGAAGAGTTCCTACAAGTTTATCTGGAGAGTTTTTAGAATATGAGTTTACTGCAGAGGATCTAGATTTGTTTATAGGATTTACCATAAAAATAGTAATGTCTGGAACAAATCAAGCACAATCTCCAAAATTTAATGATATTAGAGTTATTGCAATAAGATGATAAGAGTAGACGGTTATTCTAATTTATATAGAGATGAAAACAGTGGTGCTATCATAAATTGTGATAGCACCTCATATAATCAATATGTAAATTCATTAAAAAAACAAGAATTGAGAAAAAATGAGTTGGATAAAATGAAAAAAGATATTGAAGAAATAAAATTTCTTTTAACTCAATTTTTAGAGAAGCAATAATCCAAATAGTTTATAAATACTTAAGATATATTTGTACAAATAATGGCAGTATATTCAGCAAATATTGTAATAGATCAAGGATTTGACTATAATAACATTTTTGTATTGGGGGATACAAGAACTGATACTGCACTAAATATTACTGGATATGGAGTAACATCACAATTGAGAAAAAGTTCTTCAAGTTCTTCACATGTTTCTTTTGCATCAACAATAATTGATGGTGAAGTTGGAGCTATACAGATATCATTGTCCGATGAACAAACATTGTCTTTAAAGCCTGGACGTTATGTTTATGACATAATGTTAGAGGTTGGTGGTCTTGATTCTGGTGGAGCAAAATACAAAGCTGTTGAAGGAATGGCATTAGTAAGACCAGGAGTAACTCGATAATGGCAAACATTCCAGATAGAATTGGTGGACAAAATGTTATTAAAGTTTTATCTAACATAAATGCATCAACAACAAAACTGGTAGATTTAAGTGATGTTGATGTATCATCTTTGGCGGATGGTTATATTTTAGAATACAATGCAGATTCTTC